CCCACTTAAAGAGTTGTAAGCCATTATATTATCCTATATCACAAACCATTTGGTGGCGCCATTAGAGTAAAAAGTTTTCGATACCATAGTTCCTGCCAATGTAGTAAAACTAGATCCCTCAACAGTATTTCCACTAGAAGCAGAAACTGTTATTAAATAGGGGGATCCTCTAGAGCCTCCTGTTGCTTCATCTTTGATAACAATTAAAGAACCAGATCCAGCCGTTGATGCATCAGGCAATTCAATTAATACAGCAGTAGATAAGTTAGCCGTAACCCCAATGATATAGTCTGATACAGAAGCTGAGAATGCTGTTGATCCAGTTGCTCTGTATGCAACTTTTAATCCGGGAATCTTTAATTGACTAGTCGTAGCAGAATATTCTACATCTGCTGTAGAACCAGAAGCGCCAAAAGAGACAGATCCAGTGAACTGGTGCGTATCATCGTCTGTGTTGCCAAATGTAGAAGAGCCACTACTGTTGATTTCAAAAGTGTTCTCAATAAGATAGTTTGAAGCAGTAATCGCATTGGTAACATATAGTGTGCCAGTGATAACCGCATTTCCAGTAAATGGAAATCCTGCTCCAGATCCAACATTTGTCAAGTTCGAACCATCACCATAAAAGAAAGAAGCAGACACATGCCCACTTGCTGTCATGTTTCCAGTCAATTCAACAGCGTTGTTTGCATAATCGAAAGTAAAATTTGCAGATCCAGATCCTACTCCAATACCATTTGAATCAATAGCCCCAGTTAGGAACTGAATTGATTTGTCTACGCCTCTTGCTTGTGCTTGTGATGCCGTAGGGTGAACATAAGCCCAGCCATAATTTACTACATTTGCCATGAACTATTCCTCTATAAAACATTTTTCAGAAATAAATAGTTCATCTCCTGCCTTTTTCTTTCGCTTTTGCTTTCTCGATGGCTCTTTTTCTTTTTCTATTCCTTTCATTCTTCTTTTCGGAATTTGTTTTGAAGTATCTTCTTTCTTTTACTTCATCAATGATGCCCTTCTTTTTACATTTTCGGATGAATCTTTTAATCATTCTTTCTTGCGACTCGTTTCTTCTCGGAGTCACAGTCATTATACTTTTTTTACTCATTTAATTTCCTATATTATACGCCAGTATATAAACCATAGAAGTTAACGCCACTTCCAGATGGGGAGACTTCGTTGATTCTATTAATCGAAATTCCAGTCAAGCCTGCCACGATATCAAAGTCTGCCGAGCCTGTGAAATACAATCTTGTGCATTTCACAGGAAGAACCAATCCATATGTATTTCCTTTATCGCTGTTGTCAGCAGAATGTATTTTGAAAAAATTAGATCCAGACATTCCTTCTGGAGTGAAAGAACAAGATAACTCATTAGTTGTATCGTGGTTTGTGATTTGAATCCATTGAGTGACATATGGGAACTGAACCACAACGGCATTAGCACCTCTTGCTGAGATTGAACCTGAGCAGAAAGGCATTCCTGAAACCTGATATGATCCTACATTGTGTAGTCCTACTCCGTATTGATGTACTGGCATAATTTATTCCTCTTTTCTTTATAAATATCTTTTATTTGATTTTTTTCCAAGAACCGCCTGCTAAATTTAGCAATCCTGAAATATCAACTCCTGAATCATCTGGAGCGTAACTTGACAATGCGCCTTGAGCAGATGCACCATCCCCTACTTTACCAGCCTTTGTTAAAGGCTCTGTTCCTTCAAAAAGATCTACGCCGCCATAAGCACCTGCGCCAATAGCATCAAGTAGTTTTCTTTTTTGAGTTTGTTGTTGTACCTTTCTTTCTTGAAGTCTACGCATTGCATCTTCATTTGTATCCAAGACTCTCTCTGTAGTCTCTTGAATTTTATGACTTCTTTGCTCTACAAGCCCAGAAGTGCCTTTAACAACTTCAGCAATAACAGTTGAAAGCATTCCTTCTTCAAGCAACGCTTCCTTAATGCACTCTTTTACAAGTGGCTTGATAAGTTGTTTTAGTTCTTTCTTATTCATTTAATCCTCTAAAATTTCGTTTAGCATTCTGTTTAGTTTATATTTCTTGTCGAAAATATCTGTTTCAATTCTGATATTTTTTGCTTCTTGTAGTGCCATAAATGCATTAGGAGTAGAAGGCTCGCTAACGAAATCAAAGCAAATAAGCTGAAGATCTTCTTGTACCATCGTTTTTCCTCCTGATTCATTGACAGAACCAAGAGCCCGACTACTAATACCCAACTTAACACCGTCATTGACAAGTTGTTGTAAAATCTTGCCAGACGGTGTGTTAAGGATTTTAACTTTACCCATAACATTATTACCATCCCACCATGCGTCTGTAACCATATGTGAAGCATTCTTTAAATTGATAACAGAATCATCTGGGTGATCTAACTCTCCCAATGCTCTCCTATCCTTAACAAGCATCATATAGTTCTTCATTTCTCTTTCGAGGATCTTTCTAGGATACACTCTTCCGTTTCCATTCTGAACTTCTGCTTCTTGCAGTTTACCTGTCAAGATCATTCCACCGTTAGCAACATATTTCTTTTCTGCTTCGGTAAGCATGTCTTGGCAAACACCGCCTTCACATAATTCATAATATTCTCTTAATAAAACTTTACTCATACGTCAACACCCGTTCTTACATCTTCTTACTGGTTGTAGCATCCATCTAATCATCATATTTCACCTCTCTTTGACATTCCGCCCTCTAGATATCTGACATCGCCGCCTGCATAATTGCTAGGATTAAATCCATATCTAGACATAAATTCATAAATATTTTTAATATTCTTATTAAAGTATTCATAAATTTTTCGTTGCTTAGCATCATCATCTGGGGCAATCTTAGAAACAGCCAAGAAGCCACTACCATAATAAGGGCCCTTAGATGAGTCTCTAAAACTACTACTAAAATCATAATCTAACTTTTCTATTGCTCTACCCAGTTTACTGAATAGTGGATCGACTGAGTAGAACTCTTTTATCTTTGTTTCAGCGCACTCCTCAAAAGCATCACCCGTAGGACATTTGATAGATCCTTCATCTACTTTTTGAAGCGCAACGTTTGTGTTTCCTTGTACGATTTGAGACAATAGTTTGTATAAAATATTAAAAGACTTGAACAATTCTGGTTGTCTCTGAAGATTCATTGCTGCGATGACGGCTGCCTTTTCGTTAGTTGCGATATTGTGAAACGCACCAAACACCTCCTTCATAAAGTCAGCAAAGTCTTCTTCTCTTTCTCTTATCCATCTTTCTTCATCAGACTCTCCTGCGCCTGTATCTGAGTCAAAGGCATCTAGATCGAATTCTTTGATAACCTGAGTTAACTCTTCTTTGATAATTCTTTTAATATAAGATTTTGTTACTTTCATTTTTCAGTCTCCTTGAGAGTACCTCGTTTGATAGCATCGCCGACACCATACCTTCTTCCTGCAGCAGCACGTTTCTTTTTCTTCCAGTCGCCGGGATCTGACTTGTCGCCATATGAGAATGGTTTTGCAGTATCGTACTGATCATGCTTTCCTAAATATTCTGAATCAATTCTATCGTATGTGTCAGAGCGCATTGTTTTAAGGAAGGATAACACTTTAGCATATGGTTCCCCTGTTTCTCTTTCGATTTTTGCTTTTAATTCTTCGAAAGTTGGTGGAAAACCTCCCATATGAGATGACAAATCATTAAAATGCTCTTCATCATCTGGCAAAACATAAACATCTTTAAGATAGTTCATGATTTTTTTAGCAGAATCGGTAGGAGCCGACTCGTTAAGAACCTTAGTAAGTTCTTCTTTTACAAGTTGTTTAATATAAGATTTTGTAACTCTCATTTCTTTTCTCCTGTTGTCTTTGAAATGTAGGATTCCAAAAGTTTTCTATCGACATTCTTGTTTTCTTGCAAGAACTTTTCGATCTCTTCTTTCATGATTTCCATTGCTCTTTTTTTGGGGATCTTAATATTCATCTTATTTCCTCATAATTTTTAAGCCATCGTCGTCAAATAGCATACACAATATATAGGAAGTCCCAGACGATAACCAGCCGCAAATTAAAAAATTTGCTAAATTTATTTCAAATGTAAATAGTTCTGTAAAAGGATTAAGGAAGAATAAAATAACTCCAACCCAAAATCCTGTACACATTGGACAAGATAAAAGTTTCGTATATTTTAAGGCATAGTCCCTGAATGATTTAAAGATTGATCCATAGACTAATATCTGCGTCAAGCCATAGGCTGATAATATAAACCAAAGTAGTTGCACGTTTAATCCTTGTTTTCTAGTCTAAGTATGCCATCTTGTGCAGTCTTCTCTCTGTCATCTCTTCTTTGACTCAAAAGCTTAAACTTTGCGAACATCGGCTTAAGAGCGTCTTTTGCTAAGTTCACAACCTTTATGACTGCTATAGCGGCTGCAATCCATCCAAGAAATCCTGATGATGCCGCAAGTGCAGCTTTTCCATATAGACTAGTCACAATCTTGGGAAATTCTGTAGTTATGAAATTTTCAGCAGCTTCCAATACTTTATCTTTGACGTCTCCAATCCCACCAAGAATATCTAGTCCAACATCTTTTAGTTTCTCAAAAAGATAAGAAACCCCGACAACAACACCAGTGATAAGAACAGCTTTCTTCCAATTAACTTGCATATTAATAATAGAGTTTATTCCACCTACAATCTTTTTTAATCCAGCAGCAAACGTTGGCATGTTCTTTCCTTCTAGCCAAGTTACGACAGAATTTATTTTTCTTTTCCAATCGTTTAAGATTTCTTTAATTATTGCAGAAACAAAATCAGGTATATATTTAGGATTCTTGATGACATCGTACAAAGTCGTAAATAAAGATCCAACTTCTTCGCCATACTTTTTGATTGCAGCAATAGGATTAAATCTATCAAAGAACCCTTCAAACAGTAGATGCTCTTCAATGATCTGATCCTTCATTTCTGAAGTATAGTATGATCCACCATTCTCATTCAATAATGGCTTGATCCCTAATGCAAGCTCAATGTACTCTTGGCGCTCAAATAATTCATGATATTCGGAATATTGTTTCCATTCTTTTAACAACTCTTTCACAGTCTATCTCCTGTAAAATCTGTTATGCATATATGATTGGTAATATATTCCAGGGCGAATTGTACCTTTCTCTCTGGCATGAGGAACTTCACCTAACTCTGTTGAGTTTCCATCTGTTGGCTCTGTAAGCCATTCTTCTTCTTCCTCATCCATTCTTTTTAAATATTCGTATCTTGGCTTTTCCATTTCAATAAATTTTCCAACAACAAATAATATTGGCTGTAATGGATCCAAAGCATCTTGTGGCTCTTCTCCTTGCTTTCCTTTTGGCTCTGGAGGAGTTTCAAATAATCCTTGTAATGAGGCATAAACATTCCCTCCTTGAACCGAGTCTCTTGCTACAACTCCTTTCTTACACATAAAATCAAATAATCTAGATTCTGTGTCATATGTCAAATCAGATATTTTATCTTTAGGGAATGCAACAACCTTCTTCATTTTTGGCATAATAACAATATCAATATCTGGGTGATCATAAACGACATAGTCTCCACCAAGTGTCTGCCTCATATCAAGAGAAAACTTGTAGTCTTTTAGTTTATTGGCTTCCCTAGAGATAGATTTCTCGCCTACAAATACTTTAATTGACATTAGATTAATTCCTTACAAAATTCTTGAGTCTTCATAACCTTTAATAACATATTGTCATTAATTGATTGCTTTGAGAAAGATTCTAACATAACATCTAACGAATCAAACTTATCAGATAATTCAGGTATAGAAGTTTTATTTTTTGAGATAATTTTTTTCATTCTATAAATTTCTTCATTAATTGCAATCTTTAATCCCATACCATCATCTGCAAATGAAAAGATATATTTAAATAAAAGATCTTTTTGTTCTTCTAATAGATCATCATATTTTTCATTGAATTTTTCAACAAACATTTTAAGAACCAAATTATCTACAGGTTCTACTGCCATAGTTTCTTCTTGGCTAGTCATTTCCTCGATCAAGTTACTTTCCAATATAACTCTTGTTTTTACCGGTGTTTTGACACTAAATAACTGCCCAATTGTTGCCAAAGATTTATAGTTTGGCGTAAAGTTACTAAAAGTATCTTTGCCCAGTTCTTTATTTATTCTGTTGATTACATGTGTCTGTTGACTAAACACATGTCCGGGATGCAGAGAAAGATAGGTTCTTTGTGCTTCTCTGAGAATCATGTTTGCCCAGTCTTTTGTTGCGCCTTTGGTTTCCAAGACAGAGCGATAGGCATCTAGCTCTTCATCGAGAATAGAATTTTTTGCAAAGTTTTCTTTAATAATATCAAAAGCAATATTCTTTCGTTTTTCATCTTTGTTTAACGCTGCCTTAGTCATTTCTAAGATCAACGTTTCGTATAAAAACGCTGTGTTTCTTTTTTTATTGTATTTCATTTTTCTTTAGGCTCCATACTTTCAAGTAGCACTTTCAAATCGTGGCTAATATTAAATAGTTGCTTCTCTTCTTTATCGTAAATCTGTTTTTCTTCCGATTCATATACCGTATTTACGATGTTAGCGATAGGATCACTGAACATTCTTTTCATTGGATTAGTGACAGCTTTTGTACTATTTGTTCTTGCTGCTCTACCTGCTTCGGCATCTTTAACAGGCTTAATCTTTCTTCTACCTTTGCCGTCACCTCTGGATACTTTGCCATCTTTATCACGACTTCTGTTTCCCGGTGCTGCGAGTAAGGAGGATTCTGCTCCTCCACCTTCGTCTCCACCGCCGGCACCTCCACCAGCGTCACCAGCAGGTGCTTCTCCGCCTCCAGCATCACCACCGCCGAGATCAAGTCCGCCACCAGCGCCTCCGCCGCCGCCACCGAGATCAAGTCCGCCACCGGCACCACCAGATGCTCCAGTATCAGGAGCAGAGGCAGGAACCTCCTCAGAAGCTTTCTCGAGCATAGAAGCCATCTTCTTATCATAGAACATTTCTCTCTGGTTTCTTAAGAATTCTTCATCAGACATTCCAAGAATATTTTCAGAGATCCAACGCTTAGAGAAGAAGCCTTCAGTAGCAGCACCAGCAATATCAAATTTCTGTTTCCAGTGTTCAAGTTCCTGAAGTTCTGCGATCTTTGACGGATTGTTTAAAAGCAACTTAAATGATATAAGATCATCACCACGATAACCTAATGTATAAAGATGAACCAATCCAATCTTTTCTAATTCTGAGATTACAGATCTTTGTAGTCTTTGAATGGTTCTTGCGAAACGAATATCTTTCTGAGCAAGTGTTGCTTTATCTTCTGTTTGTCCATCTCCTCTGGAAAGGTAAGACATGGGAACTTTGAGAGCGGAGAATAATTTATCACGCAAATATTTAACATCATCAATATCGCCCGTATAAGATCCACCAGGCAATGATTCAACCCTAGAGCTATTGCCACCCCTAACAGGAATGAAATAGTCCTCATCGATGGATAACGGGTTGTAGCGTAGATCTACACGTCCAGTGTTGGCATCAATTAATTGATTTCTTTTCATCTGTGTAGTGACACGCTGCATAAATTGTTCTACATCTTGAGAGGCAATGTTACCAACATCAATATAAAACACTCTTCTCTCTGGCGAACGAACAATACGATAAGCCATCATGGCATCTTCCAATAAAGTAAGTTGTCTCCAGATTCTTCTAGCAGGCTCAAGGACTGATGTTCCATAAGGAGCATACTTGTCATTGCCCAAAATTCTAAAATGTGCGATCTGCCAGTTTTCAAAAGTCAAACCTCCAGAATTCCATTGATATTGAATATAATTAGGATTTGTCTTGTCTTCGCCCTCGAGTCTTTCAACCTCATCAATAGGCAGAGAAATAGCATGTCGAATCCCCAATGTAGCATCAATGTCTAGATATAACATAAAATCGCCAAACTTACACAATGAACGACTCCAGCCAAATAAATTTAAATCTACATTAAGAATCTCTTCATATAGATTTTTGAGAATCATTTTAATTTCGTCATTTGGACATTTTATGTTCAACATCGGAGACAGCATTGTAGAAGTAGTCATTTCATCTGCGTAAATATCAAGAGCAGAAGCAATCTCAGGAGTATACTCCATTTGATCAAAGTCCATATATCTTTCATAGCGATTTTGATTTGCCATGATATTTGCAGTCATATTATCATATGGATTGTACGAAGTCTTCTTAAAGTCCAATCCCATAGCAGAATTGAAATTATACTTGTCCATATCTGCTCGTTTATAACGTCTTTGCATCTGTGTTCGCCTATTGACGATAGGAGATGAAAGTAATTTTGTCAACCTTTTATACAGAGTACTCTGTGGGTTTCTTGGGTTCTTTTTCTTGTCAGCCATTGTCTTTATCCTTTGAATATCCAACTAAATTTATCTAAATTACGCCTATGTTCTTCAAGACTTCCTTGTGGTGCTGGATCGAAAGTAGCATTAGTTTTGTTATAGCCTTGTTGCCCTCTGATATTTGTGTTCAAAACTGTATTTGTGTAAACCATTGAATTTAGCATAGCTTTTTGCAACTCCTCTCCCCTTTTGGAAGCGATGATTGCTGTGTCTCTAACCCAACAAGCAATAGCCAGTGCCATTACCAAATCATCGTTATATCCTTTCATGGCTTGAGGTTTTCCCAAATACCACACAAAAGTCTTTAATTCATTCAATAAACGTAAAGATTTTATAGTAATTAGTTTATTTCTGACGAACTCCTCTAATTTGGCAATAATTAATGGACGAGTTTTCATAGATGTTGTAAAGCCCGGAACAGCACTTTGGTTTCCTATCGCAGAAACCTGCTCTATGTACTCGCCTGATCCTTTGACACTGAAATAAATATTTGGATATTCCATCTCGATTAGCTTCTCAAGAACTGAATATCCGATATTATTGTTCTCAACCACCAGTAAGCATTCACCATATTCTCTACCTGCCGAGTAAAGCATATTTGCAAAGTCATCAATGTTTGGCTTTCCTTTATATTCTGCAACGATTTCCATTGTATCCGTATTGACAACGTGGAATACAGAATAGTCAGCCCCATCACCCCTTGCAACGTCAGCCACCAATACATACTTCTTTCCATCTTGGCACTCTTCCCAAATCCAATAATTCCTATCATACCCTACTTTGTGCTTTGGCTCACAAACCATCTTCTCAATTCTTTCAATATCATCAGGAGCAATAACAGTCTCACCAGAAGCATTGAAGTTACACTCATACTCTTGTGCGATTTGTCTCGGAGATAGATTTTTAGTTTCATTTTCGAACCACTCCTTATCTCTATCCGGATGCCTACTCCAGTGTAGTACTGTGGGCTTGAAAGCGTTCACTCCAGATACTGCATCGACATAGGTGGTGTGAAACCAGTTACCAACACCATTAGGCGTTGAGAGGGCAATACAGCGTCCCCCTGTAGAGATTGTAGGATATATACCAGTCCATAACTCTTCCATGTCAGGAATGAAAGCAGCCTCGTCAAGAACAAGCAAAGAAAGTGCTTCCGAACGTCCTGCATCTCCTGATGTAGAAGAAGCCTTGATCCAAGAGCCATTTGATAGTTCGAATGAGGTTCTGTTGTCGACTGTGATCTTTGCAATTTGCATCCAATCAGGCAGACTTTTTACCATCTCTTTCACTTTGATAACAACGTTCTTTGCTGTCTCAAGTTTGGTACAGAGGATAAGAACCTTCTTATGCTTGTGAAACATCATTAGCCAAGAGATATGAGCAGCAACAATTGTTGAAATACCCATCTGTCTTGCTTTAAGGACAACATTGAAGCGATACTTCTCTAGATCATCTAGCAGTTCGTCTTGAAAGTCGTATGTATCGAAACGCACCAAACCATGAACCGCATGTGGAATGCGGCAAAAGTTATTGACAAAGTACTCTTGAGACTTGCCACACTTTAGAATTTCTTGTACGGCTTGCTGTTTTGATATCATTATTGCTCATTTTTCGCTGTGTAGTTTGAAGGCTTCTTGGCTTGCTCTCTTCCCATAGAAAGAAAATCTTTAATTGATTTATCCAAACGATCTTCTTGGGACTCAGGAGAGTTGTTTTGTTCTGCGTCAATCCCACTAATAACAAAACGTTGTTTAGCAATAATTGACACTCTTTGTCTAGAGATGTACTCCATACGTATTTCAATCTCTTCTGGCTTACCTAACGATAAAGAACCTTCAGCAACCTTTCTGTATTCCTTCTTAAGAAACTTTACAATGTCAGCAATGCTTTGTTCAATGTCGGATTCCAATTGAGCGTTGTGAGATTCTTTTGCTGTAACTTCTGTATGATAGATAATATGCAATTCGTTACCAGATACTTTTACATTGAAGCCGTCAATAACTCTTGAGTCCTTGATCGCACACCCTTCTTCTCTACGCAATCCGATTTCTTTTGCAAGATCTTTGCCTGTAAATCTCTCATCATGAGAGCCATCATAAGCATTTGCTGCTGCTTGATGAATTCCTTTTACAATTTCTAATGTTGTAGCCATTTATTCCTTCTCCTATCTTAAATGTGAATTACTTAACTTCTTTGTAACCCAATGCTTCCAATTCTTCATATGCAGAATCTGCCCTATTATTGCCACGGTGATTAGCAGCATAATAGGCATTACCTTCCTCAGACTTAACATAAAGAAAATCATCGCCCATTGCTGTATTTTTGGTGAATGATCCATTCGGCATACTTTTTAACTTTTCTTTCACATCTTTCATTTTTGGATGATTTACGCCAAGATTAACTTTAGAAAGGGTTGTTTTAACCCCATCAATACGATCAGCACCGCCGTCACCAGCGATATACTCCGTATTATTTTCCAATACAGCTTGAAGCTCTTCTTTTACAAGTTGCTTGATATAGTTTTTTGTTACTTTCATTTTTTATTCCTCTATGTTTGGACGCCATCCTGATTGCCATCTTTCTTCTCGCCCTTCGACATATTGGATGAAGCATCTCTGACAGCAATCAAATTTATGCATATAAAAGTCATCACCTTTATCGAAAGAATAGGTAGAACATGTATCACAGATACGTTTCGTCTCTACATTAAGTAGTCTTTTAGGCATTAAAAAACCATCAACTTCAACCAAATCATTGTCTTCGTTATAACGAGAAACCTTAGATTCAAATTTTTTTGTTGTCTCTAGATATTCTTTTTCTTTATCATCATCCCAACCGGCATTTGGGTTTTTAACGGCATCATACCCATATTTTTGTTTTATTGCTTTTTCATATGCCGCAACCTTATTAAGATCATCAATTTTCATCATGTACCTCCGAGTGCTTTTACAAATAAATACGTAACAGTAACCCCTACTACAACTCCTGATGAGAATATGAGTCCTTTATTGTCTTTTCCTAAGACTTCAATTTCGTCTTCAAGAGCTTTGATGACATCATTTTTTTCTTTAGTAACTCTATCAACTTCACTTTTGTGGAAATCGATATCTGATTGCATCTGATCTTGTTTAAGATCACACTCTGTTTGTAATAAATCCAACTCTTTTTGCTTCTGTATGTCACACTTTTCTTGTTCATAATCTGGCAATGTTAATAAATGCGACATGGCTTCGTCGTCTAATAGAGTGCCCTTAAATGGACAAGGCTGTTCTGGCTCTAGATAAGTGAACTTGCCGTTGTCCGCTTGAGCTACTCCAATAAATAAAATCAATAAACTACTCAACATATTTAAATCCAAATTTTTGCTCTATTTCTTTAATTAGTGTTTCTGGTTTTTCTTTGAGGATGTTCTGGTATTCTTGCTTCTTTTCAGATGTTTTAAATTCCAACTCTGCAACTCTGTTGCCGTAGTGATCCAAGATAATGTCAACTTCTTCTTTATATTTTTCATATGCTTCCTTTTGATCTTTTATTCTTTCTTCATAATTATTTTTTAATTCCTGCATTGATTCTTCATGAGCCTCAATTCTTTGCTGCTCTAGCTCCTTCAAAGAAGCATAGTCCATTCGAGATTTCAGCCAAAGAACGAGGAAAAGAACTGCAATAAGCAGTTCTTTCCAATGCTTGAGCACATAGTCTAAAGCCATCATACTCCCTTCATTTTAGCGATACCATCAATAATCGATTGTCCACCAATATAGATAGCAGAAATCATAACCCAATCTGCGGATTCAATCATTCCCATATACATTAAGATAGTTGATGCTGTCCAAACCATAAGTTTGCGACTTGTTACTTTTGACAACCATGCATCTACTACTGCTTCTTGTTTTTCTTTCATTTCTTCCATAGTCATGTGTCCTCCTATTGTTTAACATGAGCATAGCCATCCTTTTTATCTATGACGATCTGCATATCAACGCAATCTTTTAACGAATCTAGATGACTAATTAGTAAAACTGTTTTAAAGTTTACTTTAATTAGTTCCAAAATACGAATAAAGCCTTCCATATTTTCTTCATCTAATGCTGTCCCAGGTTCATCTAAAATAAATATATTTCCTTTTGGCATAGATGAGACAGTCAGCAAAGCCATTCGAATAGCCATAGCTGCGATGGTTTTCTCTGCTCCAGAGCCCATCTCTAGAGGGCGCGGATCATGCTTTGGGTGCTTAATATAAATTTCAAATTTTCCCCCATCAACCTCAAAAAAGATATTGAAATCTACAATGTTGGCAATTGTCTTTGAAATTTCTTCATTAATGACAGGAAGCTTCTTTTTAATCACATCGAACGCAATCCCATTAGAGTGCATGCATTGCATGTACAAATCATATGCTGAGTATTCGGAACGGTATTGTTCTAGTTGTTCCGACAACTCCTCAAGATTCTTAATCTTCTCTTCAATTGATCCGGTTTGTTTATAGAAGTCTAGCCGATCTTTTTCACATTTCGCCAATGTTCTCTTGGTGGTTTGCAACTTGGCTTCTATAGAAGCTTTCTTAGATAACATTGATTCCAAATTTTCAATAGCTTCTTTATTGTCTTCATAGCTTTTTTGTTCTAGTTCTAATTCTTCTATTTCTTTAGTGAGAAGTTTAATTGTCGTGACGTCACGATCATGTTGCAACCCAATTTCCGTGATTCGTGAAGATACTTCTACTTTCTTATCAAGCAGCTTTTGAAACTTGGCTAAGTGTTCTGATACCTTTTCTGGGTTGAGATCTCTTAGGCTTGCCTCAAATGTTGAAACTTTATCACTTGCTGACTCAATCTCCATACGAATAGCAGGAAGATGGGCAACGGCAATATTTGCATCTTTGATAAACTTACATTTAGGGAAACTTGAGCCACAAGGTATCCCGTCCAATAGTTTCTTCTTTGAGGCATTTGAATTGTATTCTCGCTCTTTTGCTTTTATATCTGTAGTGGTATCATCAATTAATTGTATCAATTCATCAATTTTAACTTTTTTGGAATTTAGCCCTTCAATATCAAATGTCTCTTCAAAATCACATAGTGCTCTATATCTTTCTTCTTTACCTCTTTTCTCGTTGGTAAGCTCTTCTATATGATCGTATAACCTAGACACTTGTGTCCTTTTCGAAACAAT